CATTTCAAGAAACGAATATGGGATAAATGTTGTTGATTCTAATAATGTTGCATCATCATTGGTTTTCAAAGGTTTAACAAAAGATAAATACGATAATGAAGAATTAGTAAAGGCGGTTGATGTTGAAGTTAAAGAATTATTACCAAATATACCTACTACCAATTTAGATTTAGTTCCAAGACCATTATACACCGAACAGGTTAATTTGGTTGAAGATTTAAGAAAGCAAGTGCAAAGATTAACACTAACAATTGCCGATTTAAATACTCAGATAACAACTCTACAAGCACAAGTTCAAACTGAAATAAATAATAGATTAAGTATTGAACAAACAAATGATTTATTGGTTAATCAAATTGAAACTTTAAATGCAACGATAGAAGATTTTACAAGTCAAATTTCTACATCATTACAAAAGTCGGTTGATGAAAGTATTTTAAGAGCATCACTACAATCACAAAAGACAGGATTTAAAGCACAAATTGAGGCATTAATTCAACAAATAAATTCATTAAATGCAATTATAGAAGGTTTACAATCCCAATTAGGTGCAGTAAGACAACAAAAAGACTTAGAACAAACTGCACAAAGTCAAGGTGGAACTATTATCAATAAAATAGTAACTGCAAACTTCTTAGCAAAAGGTTCGGCAAACGATCCGGTAATGGCTTATAAAATTAAGAATGCAAGAGATAGAGCAAAAGAATGGGTATATGGTAAAAATTTAAAATTAATAAATAATGATTTAGAACCTGTAACTGTTACTTTAACTACAAAATTCAGAGCTGAAAGCATTACAACTTTTGGAGGTGAATATAAGAGTGACCAAGCTTGGTTTAAAGCTCCAAAAGAATCATTTAAAATAACTGCAGGTTCAACGGAAGAAATAACTTTTATAGAAACTCCTGAAAAAATTATATTTGCTAAAAGACAAAATACCGAATTCTTTGATGGTGTACTTAATATAAAGGTGACCAGAGCGGATGGTACTTCGGATTCAAAAGATTTTAAAACTCGATTGAAGATTGCACATCCTAAATCGTATGAAGGTTTTTAAATTTAAATAGATTATGAGTATTACAAAATATACAAATATTGATTCAATCAATAATAACTCAACAAACGAAGGAAAGTTTATTGATGATAAAGACTTATTTATATTATCCAAAAATGAAATAGAGAAAGCTGATTTTGGTAATAGTAGATATGATGTTATGGAAGTATCGGTTTATGATATTAACAATAATTTGTTACCACATAAGTCGGGGAATAATGTTGCATATATTAAAAAAGGTGACATTCAAAAATATCTTTATAATATTACAAATAAAGGTGGACAAAAAGAATTAGCAATTGATATTGAAAAATTATTGAATGCATTGGGATTTAAAAATGGAATTCTTAAAGTTAATATAAACTTTGTAAAACAAAAAGTTGGTAGTGAAAACGAATTGACAAAAGTTTGGATACAAGAAGTTTCACCTTCCAGAAATGAGATAAGAATTTTACCTTTAAAAACTAAAGATTCTAATATTAATTCAATAACTAATAGACAATTTAAAAATCTTAAAAGTTTAAATAAAGATTTTTTATATTATAAAACTTCTATATTAGATTCTTTAAATGCATATGAAAATTCTTTTTTAACTAAAATAGATTCGTATTTAGAAACTAAATTTGGTAAAGATTTTTTTGCAATTTTAAGGAAAGATTTTGGACTAACTAAATTTGATACTTTTAGAACAAAGATATTTGAAGATTTTAAACTATCAGTTGGATATTATTTAACTAACAAATATTATATTATTGGGGAATCTACTTTTGGGAAACAATCTGAAACTAGATTTGATGATTTTGAAGTATATGATTATAATGTGATGTTGGCCGAAATTCAAAAGATTTTAAATAATTGTATTGACATCAATTCAAAAGTATTGAAAAGACGAGGTGTTGAAGTAAAACAATTACCAAAAGAATTTGCAATTACAGAATTAAGAAAACAAATAGAAAACAATTTAGAATCTTTTTCCACATTTACGGAAACCAAAGTAAATGTTTATTCACCAACAGGTTCAGTTACAGTATTTGATGATTCTAATTTGGGAATATCATATCCAGTAAAAGGTACATTACTTTCAACATTGTGTAAAGGATATGACCAATATGGAAAATATGCAGATGGAAGTGGTGGTTCATATGAATCATTGATTGCATCAAATTCTTCAAATTGTGGATATACACCTCCACCTCCTCCAGGTGGTGGAACCGGTAGTGGTGGTGGAGGTGGTAACTCTGGTGGTGGAAATCCATTTGACGGCCCGAATGATGGTAGAGAAAGAACAGATGGTGGTTCAGGTAGAGTAGAAAATATTAGATAATAAAATATTTATAAAAAACAATAAATGGTAGAAAGTACAGAAGATATAGGATTGGGGTATGGTGGTGTAAATACCGGTGGTGAGATTGGATTTATTCCACTACCATCTGGTAGCACACCGGCAAACGAGCCATTGACTGCAGATTATTTAGTTAATTATGAGATTGTATTTGCATCTAATTTACAAAATGAAGTTGGTGATTTATTAAAATTAAAATATGAGATAGTTTCTGGTGATACTATTATATCTACTGATACCATAAGTTTGGCTGATTATAATACGGATGGTAAAAATACATTAAAATCAAATCTTACAAATTCGACTTTACGAATTTATGTAGAAGGAACACTTCCGAACAATTATAAAATTTTAAAAATATTTTATGCAAACAGACAAGTTGCAGAAAAAAATTCAAAAGATGTTTCAAAGTGGACAGTTGGTGACAAATTCATATCAATACCAGCTACTGAATTATTAACGGGTGGATTTGCTGTATCGGTTGTAATGGAAAAGAGAATATTATCCGAACAACCAATCGTATCTATTACAAGTACAAAATATGATTATAATGTAAAAGATTCCGATTTAGATACAATAGTTAATATACCATTTAATTCATCTAATGCAGATTTTGTTGATTTTTATTTAAGTACGAATAGTAAAATAAGAGTTCCTGCAACTAAAGGATTTATTGACTTATCATTTAAAAAAGATTTTGCAGGTGTATATGGTAGTAAAAAGTTAGTAGTAGTTCCATATAGTGATGCATATGGTACAGGAAATAAAACAGACATTATTGTTAATTTTAATAGTGTAAATGATTTTCCATCAATTACTCAAATCATATTTCCTAGTAGTATAGATGTTCCCTCATTTTCAGATTTTAATTTAGAATACGATGTAGAGTGGAATTCATTTGCAGTTTCTTCAGTTGATATTGATTTAATTGCAAAGGACAAAAGTAGAATTCAATTATTTAAGTCATTACCTGCAAATGGTAAAGTTAAAATAAATTTAAAAGATTTAACTACTAAATTTCCAACATGGTCTGGTAGTGATAATGTAACCGTTATCTTAAAACCATATAATAGAAGTGGTGCAGTTGAATTGGTTGGTAATGAATATGAAATAAAAACATCATTACTATTATCAAGTATAAGATTAGATGAAGATATACTTAAAAAGACTTTATTTGATGCATTTGTTGAAAATATAAAATTCACAGAGCCAGAAAAAGAAAGTAAATATTTAACACATCTTGCAAACTTTGGTAACGATGAACAAATAATAGTTTCATCATGGGAAGAGGATAATTTTACATTATCTGATAAGGGAGAGGATGCTTTAGGAAATACAATTGTTACTAAAGAGGTTGAGTCTTTGATATTGAAATTGTATTCACCACTTCCTGCAAATATAACCGAAAATTCAACTCTTTGGATTACTAAATTATTAACAAACCCATTAATTGAGACCGTAGTTTTATCGGAACAATCGGATTTGATATGTCCACCATTAAAGGGGCCGAATTTCAATATAGACATAGATTTTACAAAAGGGAAATCTACTAACTACGAATCGTTGGATGAATTGATACTAAGTGCATCGGTTTCATCGTCAAATGGATTGGTTTCACAATATTTAAGTTCGTCTTTAATAAATACTGATGGTTTAAATATTGAATATTACATAAGTGGTTCCGATAATTACGAATGGTCTAATTTTGTACACTTTAGTTCTGCAAAGGAAAGAGTTGATAATTTCGTATATAAAGTACAATTGATTGAAGGATATGAACATCTAATATTAAGTTCATCAACGGATGTTGCAAATTTTAGTGCATCGGTTGGTATACCATCGTCATATACATCATCAATATCGTCTATTCAGGATGTTGAAAGAAATAGAATAAAGAAAGAACAAATTATACAGGGGTTTGACGGATTTGATATGTTCTTATATACATCATCATCAATGTCTTGGCCATATTCTGGTGATAATAGACAACCTAGTACGGATTCAAATGTGACACAATGGTATAATAACATAATAGATTTAGCTACTGATTATGATTTAGAAAATAGAGATAATATAATAAACAATATACCCCAACATATTGTAAATAATACTGAAAATGAGGATGTTTTATTATTTTTATCAATGATAGGACACCACTTTGATAATATATACTTTCATACAAAGGCAATAGAAAGAAGTAGAGGTTTAGGTTATAAATCAAAAAATGTTTCGGATAAGTTATTATTTGACATATTAAAATCATTTAATTGGGATGCTAAAAACTTAGCTGCAGATTCACAACTTTGGAATTATGTATTTGGTATGGATTCCGATGGTAATGTAAAAGAAACAAATCCGGCTAAACAAAGAACATATGAAGTTTGGAGAAGAATTGCAAATAACATACCATATTTACTAAAACACAAAGGTACACGAAGAGGTGTTTATGCATTATTAGCATGTTATGGAGTACCTGCATCAAATCTTTCAATTTTAGAATTTGGTGGTCCTGAAGTTACTGATACGAATAAAACTAAATTTGAATTTGAAAATATAACTACTGCATTAAAAATGGTTAGTGGTTCATATGTTCAATTAAATTGGCAAAATACGGAAAAAAATAGAAAACCAGATACAATTGAATTATTTGTAAAACCTGCATATAGTGGTGATTTTACTCTAATATCCGGAAGTAATTGGAATGTTAAATTAAGTGGTTCATTTGATTCTAAATTTGGTAATGTAATTCTTAATATTGCATCACAATCTGTATCATCAAGTTTATTACCTATTTTTAACGATTCATTTTTTGGTGTTGAAATTAGTAGATTAACTGGAAGTGGTAGTGATGTTACTATGTCTTTAAATTTAAGACAGGCAGATAAAGAAAAAACTATATTTCAATCAACATCTATTTTATCATTAACATCATCAAATTGGGAAAGTGGTTCAACTATTAGATTGGGTGGAAATTATAGTGGTAGTGTAGATGAGTTTCGTTTGTGGTCAACTCCATTAGATAAAGAAAGATTCTTTGAACACGTTTCTTTTCCGGAAATGATTAACGGAAATCATACATCCGCATCTACTGATGATTTATATTTTAGATTAGATTTTGAATATCCTAAAAATTTGGCAACATATACAACTTTGCCAAATGTGGATACAAATATATATTTTGAGAGTGGATTGACTAGAAATGACTATGAAAATGGTACAACCTCTTCATTGTATTCAATGAATGTGCAACCACTATTATCAGCTTCAGTTGGTGGATTTACATCTATATCAACATATCCACATCAATTTGAAGCAATAGATAGAACCGTTGTATTGGAAATTCCAGATGCAGGTTCTACGAGATATTCTACAAATAAAGTTAGATTTGAGTCACAAGAATTGGTGTCCGATTTATCTTCAAAGAGTAGAGCAACTAAAAAATCATTTGACCAAGCTCCAACGGATTCCAATAGAGTTGGTTTATTTTTCTCTCCTACAAAAGAGTTAAATATTGATATTGCAAAATCTTTGGGTGGATTAAATTTGGATAACTATATAGGAGACCCATCGGATAGATATAGGTCAAATTATAAGAGATTAGATGAATTAAGACATTATTATTTCCAAAGATATGATAATAGAGACATTTATGCATATATCAACTTAATCAAACTATATGAAAAATCTATGTTTGAGGATATTAAAAAAATGTTACCTGCAAGAGTTAAAGCTACTACGGGTTTATTAATCGAACCTCATATTTTAGAAAGAAGTAAGATTGCACAAAAGAAACCAACAAGTAACGAATATCAACAAGATGTAACAATACACTATCAAGATACAACTATATTGAGTGCTGATAACTCACAATACGAAAGTATAGTAGATGCAAATCTTTCAGAAAATATAATTGGAGAAAATAATCAATACGATAGTGTAGTAGATACAAATCTTTCAGAAAATTTAATTGCAGACTCATATCAATATGATAGTTTGATTGACAATAATGATACTACTATTACAAATGCTGAATCTTATCAAAAAGATGTAACAATAGATGCGGGATTAGATGAACCGACAATTACAACGGAAATAGATTTAGGTATTGAAACATATGGTCAAACTGCATACGAAATGATTGGATTTGGTATTTATGCACAGGATGGTAATGCAATTAGAACTTATTTCGATAAAGATAATAGAAGAGTAACGGAAAGAATTAGAGTTCAATTAATTACTGAAGAGAAGGAAAGAATGGTTACGAAATTTGCAGTAACGGCATCTGCAAATGGTTTGGGTGACCCTAGAGGTGGATATATTTCAGATATTCAAACTTATACCGAAACTAAATTGAATATACAACCATTTAGTGGTTCAACTATTCCTAATGTACAAGGTAATATAATTGCAGTAAAACCTGTGAGTGGATATTTGCCAACACATTATAGAAACACATCGGATTTGACAAAAGGATTGCAAAATAGTTTCTTTAAGGGTTCAAAAAATACTGCAGCAACTACTTTGGATGGTGCACCACCAGTTGAAATATTTGTATCTAATCCAAATACATTAACTGTAAATAGAACGGGTAGAAATACTTCTGAACCAATTTTGGAAGTAGAATAACGAAATTTTAAAATAATTATATTTATAAACAAAGATAATATTATACTATGGGATATTTAAGTAACACAGAATTAACTGTTGACGCAATTCTTACCAAAAAAGGTAGAGAGAAATTAGCTGCGGGTCAAGGTTTAAACATCACTCAATTTGCATTAGCAGATGATGAGATTGATTACACATTGTACGAACCGGCTCATCCATTGGGTTCGGCTTACTATGATGCAGCTATTAAAAACATGCCTGTATTAGAAGCTAATCCAGATGAGACTCAAGTAATGAAGTATAAGTTAGTAACTTTACCAAAAAACACAACTAGAATTCCAGTTGTAGAATTTGGTGTTCCTAATGTATCTGTTAATCAAAGAAGTGGTGAGGTTGCATTATCACCAACTACATCTCCTGCAGGAAATAGAAGTTTAGGATACACAATTGTATTATCTAACAAAAATGCAGGTGATATTATAGGTGAAGGTGTAACATCTGAAATTGGTTCAGTTCCAGTATTTATCGGAGACGATGTATCTGCAACTGCAGCAATCGCTAAAGGTTTAACTTTCAAATTTATTCCAAACCCATCATTAACTTCGACTATCAGAACTACAATTACAGTTTATGGTAACGAAACGGGTGGTTCACAAACAATTCCAGTAACAGTAACTTACGTTCAATAATAAAATACTATGGCAGTAATAAGAGACAGCAGAGGGAGCCTTTTAGCAAGTAATATATCAAATTACTTAGCCGGTGCAGCAAACACCGCAGGTACTCCGGTAGATACTAACGAATTAGTTAGAATCGTAAACCAATTTTTAGGAACTGGTGAACAAATCAGTTCAGATATCACTACAATCACAAATGGTATCTATAAGAAATTCGGTACAATTGACAAAGTAACTAACAGAACCGAAATCGTAACTTCTGGAATATGGAGTGGTGATACCGGTTCTCTAACACAATTTTTCACATCTTCAGAACAACAGTCTGGAGTAAGTGGAAAATATTATTTAGATGTTTACAATGTTGCAACATCTTCTGATGCAGCTGAGGTTCAGTTCTCAATTGCATATGGTGATGTTAACGGATATGGTGCACCAACATTACAACAAACCGATACATCAAATTTACCATCAAAAGCAACTTATAATCAATTTAAGAATGTTTTATTAGATAGTTCTGATGCGTTCTTTAGTGTTTATACTGGTTCAACTGCATCTGGTCATAATTTACAAAATTTCTATGTAATTAATGTAAACAGAGCTAGATACAAAGAAAGATTAGATCCAGGTAATTTCTCAATAGAATTATCAGGTTCAAAAGGTTCTTTAACACTTATCGATGATAGTGGTGGTTCTGATGAGAATGTAACAACTGCAGGTAGAGTTTATAATGTAGTAGAAGGAACATTAAATATTGGTTCTGCATTAACTTCAAGTATTACATCTTATTCCGATGTAACTTCAAGTCAAGGATATGGTTTATTCTATCCTGATATGGGAATTATATTATTAAATCCAACTGCATTACAAAATAGAGTTGATGTAAAATTAGCACCAGCTAACTCATCAATAACAAATATTTATCATCAAAATAATGGAGCAAACTCTGGTTCAGTTGCATTATTAAATTCAATTAGTGCAGGTGCAGATTTCCAAATGAGAAGAACTGAGAATGTTTCTACATCTCATTACTTCGTAAGAGCAAATAATAGAGAATTCAACTTCTCAAATAACCCAACATTCGTAACTGGATTAGTAGGTGAATTTGTTCAACCACTATTTGAAAGAGACCCTAAAGTATACATTACAACTGTTGGTCTTTATGATGATGCAAATGAATTATTAGCAGTAGCTAAAGTTTCTAAACCAATTGAGAAATCATTTGATAAGGAAATAGCAATTAAAGTTAAATTAGACTTCTAATCGGAGAATATATTAAATAATGTTAAACCCCCAGTTTTGGGGGTTTTTCATTAAAAGAATATTTATATACGATATGTTAAAAAGAATACCAAAGTCGGATATTAGTATAAGGCCGTTTAAGGCTTATAAAGAGTGGAATGAATCTTCAGCTGAAGTTTCTGTTTTAGTTGCGGAAGAGGGAAGTTATTCAGATACAGAAATGATTGATATAAATGTAGGTCATTTAAGTGGTTCTACTTATAATAAACACTCTGTATATGGTCAAATAAAATCTGCATTTTATAATGGTAGAGAAGATAATCCAATTCAAAGATATGGTATAAAAACAAATGGATTTACTATATTTACCAAAGCAAAAGAAAGGTATTTAAGTGGTAGTGCAACAGTTATATCAATTCCAGAAAAATGTGTTGGTGAAGGAATAAAAAAAGGCTCTGTTATATTGGCAGACGATACAACCACATATTCGGATGATGGGTTTGGTAATTTATCTGGTAATAGAATTGATGTTGAATTAGACATTATTAATTTTGATAATGAACAAATAACAATACAAGATTTAACTAATGTCATAATTTCTTTTAAAATAATTCAATTAAATTTAGAAACGAATGCATTGATAGTTGAATACAATTCTACACAATATACATTACAATTAATAAAAATAGATTTCGAAAATGATATATTAGAGGTGGATGAAATTCCGTTTTTAAATGGTATTATAAATGTATTGGGTAATATATTTTATGCACAAGGACTAATTGTATTAACAGAAGCTCAAAACTTTAATACATCAAGTTTTAATTTGTATTATAAATCAACTGAGACGATATATGAACATGAATATCTTTTAATAGTAAATGAAGATGAATTTAATGTTTCACAAAATCCGTCTGCAGTGGTTGAAATTGGTAGAGAAACGGAAACTATTTTGAATAGTGATAATAAATTAAACATAGTAACGACTAATCCTGGAGTTAAGTATATTCGTAAAAAATCTATATTAGAAACCGGTGATAGTTTAGATTATCGATTCATATCACAAGTAAGTTCAAGTGTAAAAGCAGGATTTGAACACTATGATTTAAGTGGGTCGGTAGATAGTACGGGGTCATTTTTAACCCCATTTATTACAACAATTGGTTTATATGATGATAATTGTGATTTAGTGGCAGTAGCAAAATTACCACAACCAATTAAGTCCGAACCAGATATTCCTGTAAATTTTATCATAAGGTTTGACACATAATATGAAAGCGGCTATTTTAATTTATGGAATGTATCGAGAATTTGATAATTGCATAGATAAGTGGGTTGATATTGAAAAGTATTATGAATGTGATTATTACTTTTCCACTTGGGATAAATCAAAACAAAAATATTCAAATAGTGATTTAATTAAAGAGTTTGATGTTACATCCAATATGATAACCGATTATTTACCAAATTGTGTTTATGATATTTTAAACGAAGATTTGATATTTCCAATAAAACCAGAATATCCAAATTCCAATCAGTTATTTTTTCATTGGAAAAATTTATATAGATTGATGTTAGAGTCAAATAAAGATTATGATGTAGTTATTTTGATGAGAAGTGATTCAGTATTATCAATAAATGAATTAGTTGATATAGATGTTTATGAATGGATAAAGGAACATCCGGATAATTTATTTGGAAGAGACATTAAAATAATTGAAGTGAATCCATATAAATTTATATGTGAAGATTCTATGTTTATGGGAAGTGTAGATGTGATGAGTAAGTGGATTAGTATGATTCCAGATGTAACGGATATATCTTTGAAAATACATAGTCATTTTTGGTTAGCTGAAACTTTTTTGTCTTTAAATTTAATTCCAAATTCACATTTCCCTTTTACGGCTGGATATCTCAGGCCTAAATTATAACTTTTTAATATTTAACATATATTTATAAGTAAAATAAAAGATTATGTCTAAAATATTAGATTTATACAATGCGGGTCAGAAAGAGTTAGGAGTTGATAAAATTTCTAAAGCTGCATACGAAAATGCAAAAACTCCATATACTACTAACGATTTACAAAAAGCAGATGATAAAGTATTAGATGCTGCTAAATTAAAAGTTGGTAGAAATGGAGATGTAACTGGGAGAAAATACTCAGCTGTCGTATCAGCTATGAAAAATAAATAATTTTAATGGCTAAAAAAGTTACAAAAAAGAGCAATCCAAAATGGGTTGCTAAAAAATATGGATTTAAGTCTGGTTTAGAAGAATCCATATCATCTCAAATAGAAAGTAAAGGTATACCGGTAGAATATGAAACTGAAAAGGTTGCATATATCATACCCGCTTCTGAACACAACTACCATCCTGATTTCAAACTACCCAATGGTATTAGAGTTGAGACCAAAGGTAGATTTGTTGCAGCTGATCGCAAGAAACACCAATTAGTAAAGGAACAAAATCCTAATTTGGATATTCGTTTCGTATTTTCCAATTCAAAGAACAAAATCAGCAAAAACTCTAAAACTACATACGGAATGTGGTGTGAAAAGAACGGATTTAAATATTCGGACAAATTCATCCCAGAAGAGTGGTTTTTAGAGGAAAATAGACCGTAAAATATTTGGAAATATCAAATATTTGTCGTATATTTAGGGGGTGTTGAAGCAAAATGATAAGAATATAGTCGTATCTACTCTAACCGGTGTGTTAGGTAGTCATCTCACTCTAAAAGGAAATGAGCTAGCATTTTATTGTCCTTTTTGCAATCACCACAAACAAAAACTACAAGTTAATACGGAAACACAAAAGTGGCATTGTTGGACTTGTAATAGTGGTGGTAAGAAATTGACCTCATTATTAAAGAAGTTGGATGTTGATAGAAAGACTATTTCAATTATTAGAGAAATCTACGGAGATAGCAATTATAACCCACAATTAGAGGATGCCGATACAAAGGTGTTCATTTCCTTACCAAAAGAATTTATATCGCTTAGTGAGACTCCAAAGGGGTTTAATCCCGAATATAAACACGCAATCCATTACCTTACTCAAAGAGGTATTACGGAAAAAGATATAGTCAAATATAATATAGGATATTGTAAAGAAGGATTATACGGACAAAGGATAATTATACCATCATATAATTCCGATGGGTCATTAAATTACTTTGTATCTCGTTCGTATTATCCGGACAACAAAATGAAATACAAAAATCCTCCAATCAGTAAAAATGTAATATGTTTTGATTCACAAGTTAATTGGAACGAACCGATTATATTATGTGAGGGTGTATTTGACGCAATTACTATTAAAAGAAATGCAATTCCATTATTGGGTAAGTTTCCATCCAGAACATTGGTGGAGAAAATCTTTATGAGTGGAATTACTGATATTATTATTTCATTGGATAACGATGCAATCAATGAGGCACTTAAAGCTGCTGAGTATTTTAGAAAACAAGGTATTCATGTAAAAATGATGTATCTTAAAGATAAAGATGCCGCCGATATGGGGTATGAAAAATTCTACGAAGAATTAAAGGAAGCTAAAGAGTTTTCATCGGAAGAATTATTATTGAACAAAATAAATTCATTATGAGTTTAAAGAAAATTTATCATATAGCGGATGTTCATATCCGTAATGTGAAAAGACACAAAGAGTATAGACAGGTATTTGAATTGATGTTTGAGGAAATCCGTAAAAGAGGAACCGAAGATGCAATTATATATTTAGCAGGTGACATTGCACATGCTAAATTAGAAATGAGTCCAGAATTAGTCAACGAAATAAGTTGGTTATTCAAAGAGTGTGCTAAAACTTGTCCTACAATTCTTATTACTGGAAATCACGATTGTAATATGAATAATATGGATAGAATGGATGTTCTTACTCCTATCGTAGATGCATTGGAATTAAAAGACTTTTATTATTTAAAAGATACACAGGTATTTTCTATTGGTGGTGTTGATTTTTCAGTATTTTCAATTTTGGATAATAAAGATAATTGGATTACTGCTGATAAATTAGTTGGTGATAAAAAGATTGCATTATTTCACGGACCTGTTGATAATTCTCAAACCGATATAGGATATGTAGTAAGTAGTAGACATTTTACAACGGATATATTTGATGGTTTTGATTTGGCACTTTTAGGTGATATCCATAAGCGTCAAGAAATGATAAGTCCAAAGGGTTGTAAGGTAGTTTACGCTGGTTCATTGGTTCAACAAAACTTTGGTGAAACATTGGGTAGACATGGGTTTTTGGCATGGGATTTAGATACAATGACTTACGAAGAAATTGATTTACAAAATGATTATGGTTATTATACAATGGATATTGACAATGGTAAAGTTCCAGTTGTAAATGATATGCCAAAACATCCTCGTTTAAGAGTAAGATTGTCAAATACCGATACTGCCGATACTAAAAAGGTAATTGCAGAAATCAAAATGAAATATGGTGTTGAGGATTTTACAATTATTAGAACGGACTCATTATCAAAGAAGAAAACAGGAGATAGACAAAATAAATTAGATTTTGAAGATATTTCCGATATCAATTATCAAAACTCTTTAATCAATGAATATGTTGAGAGAATGATGCCATTCGTTGATAAGAAAGATTTGGCAGAATTAGAAAATATTAACAGAGATGTAAATAGTAGAATTGTACACGAAGATACTTTACGAAACATTATGTGGAAACCAATTAGATTTGAGTTTTCTAATATGTTTAGTTATGGTGAGGACAATAAGATTGATTTTAGTAAGTTAAATGGATTGATGGGATTGTTTGCACCTAATGCACAAGGTAAGTCATCTATCTTTGATGCTATTTCATTTTGTCTTTATGATAAAAGTAGTAGAGCATTCAAAGCGGCTAACATCTTAAACAATCGTAAAACTGATTTTAGATGTTATTTGAATTTCCAAGTTAATGGAGTAGATTATTTTATTGAAAGAACTGCAAAAACAATTAACAAAGGTAAAAATGTAAAGGTTGATGTAAATTTTTGGTATATTGATATGGATGGTGAGAAAGTATCACTAAACGGAACCGAAAGACGAGATACGAATAGTGTCATTGAACAATATGTTGGTAAGTATGAAGATTTCGTATTGACCACATTATCGTTACAAGGTAATAACTCTATATTCATTGATAAGTCACAAAGTGAGAGAAAAGACTTACTTGCTCAATTTATGGGATTGAATGTTTTTGACAAATTATACGAAACTGCAACCGAAGATATCAAAGAAGTTTCAGTATTAATTAAGAACTTTAAGAAAACCGACTTTACAACAGAACTAGCAGATAAAGCAAATGAGTTAAAAGATAAGAAAGGTGAATTAAAAGAATTAGAAACCGAATTAAATAGATTGAATGGTGATAAGGGTGGATTAGATAGTGTTATATTAGATTTGAGTAGAAACCTTACTCCGATTGATGGTAATTTGAATATTGATGATTTGAATGAACGTAGAGAAAAATTAAAAGGTGATATTGATGCAAATAAAGATATTATGCAGAATAAAACCACAAATATTACTACTATTACCGAAAAAATGGTTGAGTTAACGGATA